CAGATATCTCAGCTCAAAGCTTTGACTTGGTAGCTAAGGCTGCAAAATTCATCCTGGGACATTCTAGCGAGATCAAAGTAGAGCTAAATGGCCTTTTAGCAGATTTGACTGGGAAAACACCTGAAGAAATTGGAAAAACAAATATTGTTACCTACGGATTGCTGGTGAAGGATTTTTTCTTAAAGCCGGAATTACGAGAAGCGTTAGAATTGCTCTTTTAATTCAAAATCATGGTGGCATGCATAAGTTTAGGGACACGTTATTCAAAAGATATAACGATGTCTCTTTTTTGTTGTCCACGATCAAGTGGAAAGACTTGCCCGAATTTCTATCCGTGCTATTCGATGGTGAATTTGATGATCAACTGTGGCAAATCTATCTATCTAATCCGTTTCGTACGGATTCATTTGGTGATTTTAAACAAAAAATCATTGAAAGTGCTAAACCAAAAGAGCAGGTAGAAACAGAGGCTCAAAAAGCCGCTAAAAATGCATTAGCAATGCTAGAAGACATGGGAGGTGATGGCTTTGGCGTTTAATGTCTTTGAAATGTTTGGGACTATCGATGCTGATAACCAAAAAGCAAATGATGCCATTGACGAAACAACAGGCAAAGCCGAAAAATCAACCTCCATGTTTAGTAAAATTGGCGGCGGCCTGAAAGTAATCGGTACTGGAATGGCGGTTGCAGCTGGTGTAGCAGGAGCGGCTGCAGTCGGCCTAAGTCAAAAGTCATATCCGCTTACGCTGATTACGAACAGCTTGTTGGTGGGGTAGATACGCTGTTTGGTGATGCATCTAAAAAGGTGCAGCAATTCGCCGATGATGCATTTCTAACAGCTGGTCTATCAGCAAATGAGTACATGGAGACCATCACAGGCTTTAGTGCTAGTTTGCTACAATCACTAGGTGGAGACACCTCAAAAGCAGCAGACGTGGCGAATCAAGCTGTAACTGATATGTCCGATAACGCCAATAAAATGGGTTCAGACATAGGCAGTATCCAAAATGCTTACCAAGGGTTCGCTAAGCAAAACTATACCATGCTTGATAACTTAAAGCTCGGTTATGGTGGTACTCAAGAAGAAATGAAACGCCTCTT